TGCTGATCCCAAGATTGGAATCTTCATCCTTGTATGTTACCTTTGATGCAGCTTTCTCACCTTTACGATCGCTTTGCTCAAGCGTGTTAGATAGCTTACGCGCCTTTGCGCCTTTGGCACCGGCTTTAATGCTGGCACGATTATTTACGATCAATCCCAGGGTATCGACAATGGTGGCAAGTGGTTTTACCCAATTGGCAATTGAAGGGTCCTGCTTTGCCTCAACAAGAGAATCCTTATAGTGTTCGAGCAGTTGTCTTGCAATAACGGTTTTACCTTCGGCGCGATCAGATACGATCTTACGTACGATAGCCGGCAATTCTCGTATGGTTACCGCGCCTTTGAGCACACGGGCTTTGCTGTTGTCAATCTGGCTATAACAGTCAACGTATGCCAACACATTCTTACCCTTGGAGGAAAGCACGATAGGATCCCATGAAAAATCCCTGGTTGGTTCAGCTTTGTGCTGGTAATCGCAAAGAATTTTGCGAACTTTTTCGATGCTGGATTCCTTTAGTTTGGCCCCTCGATTGATGCAGTAGGCAATCTTGCCCTCTATACCAACCATATTGATCGGAATGTTGTTTGCAATGGACTCCATGTCTAAATGCTTGGCATATTTGACAAGCTCGGTTTTAAGCACATTGCTGTCAATCTCATAATGAATGAAATTCAGCACGCGACCATACCGGTCCTCAAAATCTTCAGCATTACAATCAAGTTTGGCAATTTCTTCGTCCATTGACACAGCTCCTATGGATTATAATGTAATTATAGCATAGCTGTAAAGACAGTCAACTGTCTTTACGCTTGTCTATGTTAATACCCAATTCCCAACAAATATGCCATGTAGGTCCTTGGTAAACCAATGCCGCGACACGCTAGGCACCACCGCGGTTCCGTCTGGGCGAGCACGCTCTTGCTGTTCGATTTGATGCCGTTTGGATATTGAGATATCAGTCATGTTCCGTCCAAGGTCCTTTAGTCGTTCACCATCAGTATGCCATGCTCGCTGCCGAGCCCGCGCGCGTATTCGATAGCCTCCTCCTCGGTTTAAAACCGCCGTTGGCTTGCCAGCGCCCATTCATCCTCATAGTACCATCTGACGTATGCCACGTCAAGATATCAGCGATCACCACACAGGAAGATCACCATGTATGGCTAATCGGTCATCAGACTATCTTTCCACATTTTAACAACTTGATATAAATAACTATATGATCATATATAAAACTGTCAACCTGATAAACAAACACTATTATATAGGCAAAGACCAACAAAATAATCCCACCTATCTTGGTTCTGGGCTAATTCTAAACAAGGCTATAAAAAAATATGGAAAAGAAAACTTCATAAAAGAAATATTAGAGGAATGTGACAATCCAGACATATTAGCTGAAAGAGAAAAATACTGGATAGCACATTACGATGCTGTAAATGATCCAAACTCGTATAACATCCATCACGGTGGACGAGGAGGTAACACGGGTGCATACCATAAAGTTGGTAAATTTGGTGTTAGTAATCCAATGTACGGTAAAAAGCATTCGCCGGAAACGATTGAAAAACAAAAGAAAAATAGACGTAAATGGTGTCAAACTCCGGAAGGTCAGGCGCATCTTCAACGAGCTCGTGATAGAATGCTTGGTGAGAACAATTGGAATTATGGTAAACCAATGACAACAGAGACTAAAGAGAAACTTCGATCGGCTCGATATCAATCTAGAGGTAAAGGATACGGAAACTTAGCCACTTATAGACTCACCTCGCCAGTTGGCGAGGTGTATGATATAGAATCAAAAGAGTTATTATCGGCATGGTGCATCAAAACTGGACACAGTTTATGGACCATCGAGCGCCGTCTTCTAAACGATATCAATCCAAAGTCCGGATCATTAATTGGTTGGAAAGCGGAGGTAATTCAGCGTAAACTGAAATTACCTCCGCTAGATATCTAGAAATCTAGAAATTTCCTGGGGCAACCTGGAGAACCCTGAGACCTCTGCTTCTGAACATGTTAACAACCTGATTGCGATCGTCCACGGCCATGGTTGGCAAGTAGCCGTCGGCAATCATTTGATCAAGGATCTCGCTCTTGATAACGTCATCGCTACGATAATCCATGGCAGGACGCATGTAAAGCTTGCTGTATAGATCACCAACACCTGCCACATTTTGCAACCAGGTTTCGGTAACCTCACGTTGCTCTTCGCCGCGACCGCTGGCAATCAGGATGGTGCAACCCGCATCATGGAACGTCTTTAGCATCCACACGATGTCCTCGTTGACCCCATCATCCTTCATTGCACGATTAAAGGCCGGCCAGTTCTTCGGCTTATGCTGGACCCAATGCAGTCTATGAGATGGATTTGATAAAGTTCCATCTATGTCCCAAATTGAACAGGTAGGTATGCTCCACATCAGATGTTTATCCTTCTCATTATGTATATTAACATTTTAGCATGTGACCAAAAGATTGTCAAGGATAAATAATGTTGTGGTCCACGAGATTCGCGGTCTCAAACCACTCTAATGTCGTTAGGAGACAATCAGCATGAGTATTTATAAGCCCACATGGCTCTATATCAAACAACATAATAAAACTGGACTAAAGTATTTTGGCAAAACCATGAACGACCCAATTTCGTATAAAGGGTCCGGAACTTATTGGTTGAGACATATTCGTAAATACGGTAATGATGTTACTACTATTTGGTGCCAGCTTTTCAATGACAAAGATTCACTTACATCATATGCATTGCATTTTTCAGAATCAAATAACATAGTTCAATCCGACGAATGGGCCAATCTTCGTCCAGAAAACGGTATCGACGGAATACCTAAAGGTTCAATTCCAAAAAATAAAGGTATACCACGAACACAGCAAGTTAAAGACGCTGTTAGTAAAGCAAATAAAGGAAGATTAGTCGGAGAGAACAACCCAATGTATGGGAAACCCAGAGTTGACCTTGTAGAAAGAAACAAATTACCAAAGCGCTGGGTAACAGATGGCAATGTTGATAAACTGATATTACGCGAAGAGGAGAGTATCTTTTTAAAAAATGGGTGGAAAATAGGTAGAGCTAACATTGATAGAGACGCGCTCAGAGTAAGTGGTTCAAAAAATAAAGGAAGAATATCTCCTTTAAAAGGTAAAAAAGGTAGAAGGTATAGATGGGTTACTAATGGCATGGTAGATCATGCAGTAGATTATGATATGCTTGAGCATTATTTGTCTATAGGGTTTATCATAGGTAGAAGTCAGTATAATAATTCTAAATCTGATAAAAATTAAAAATCACACAGACATGCTACAATCCTACCTTATACACAGTAAGATTGTAGCATGCGTGCTTCATTTGTCAATTGATTTTAGTTTGGAAACTGGGTTTTCCACATCTTACGTATTGCATCCTGCACGTCAGCCGGAAGAGGCACGTATTGCATGTTTTTGGCCGCATCTGCTCCAGATCTAAAGCTGATGTCAAACAGCTTGCGCACTGCCAGGCTGACATTGCTATCTTTGGGATCCAGCGGTATCAGCACGAATGTTGCGCTTTCAATTGGCCAACTGTTGTTGCCAGGCTGATCGTTCAGGTTAACAGCAAGATTTTCTGCCGACTGCCAGTTTGCGTTGGCCGCTGCGGCAGCAAATGTCTCAAATGTGGGGGACACAAAAATGCCCGCCTTGTTTTGTATCTGCGTGGTGATCAACCCATTGTTTGCGGCATATGCGCTTTCAACATACCCAATCGCTCCTTTTACCTGTTTAACGTTGCTCGATATACCGTCGCTGCCCTTGCCTCCGTTACCTGTGGGCCATTTTACGCTGGAGCTGCTGCCAACCGTGTTATTCCATTCCATGCTCTTTTGGCCCAGATAATTAGTAAAAACAAATGTGGTTCCACTGCCATCCGCACGATAAACCGGGGCAATGGCAACGCTGGGCAAGGTTAGCCCGGGGTTAATTTCAGCAATCGCCGGATCGTTCCATTTTTTAATCTTGCCAAGATAAATGTCGGCAATAATGTTTCCTGTGAGCTTGAGTTGATTGCTTTTGATGCCAGGAATGTTAACTATCATCACCACACCACCTATCACCGTCGGAAACTGGCCCAGCTTTGCCTCGGCCAGCTTTGCTGGTGATAGTGGCATGTCTGTTCCACCAAAATCAACGGTTCTATTGATTACCTGATTGATACCGCTTCCAGAACCAATATTTTGGTAGTTCAGTTGTATGCCCTGTGATTGAACGGCCTCGCCCCACTTGGCATAGATTGGTCCGCCAAATGTGCTGCCTGCTCCGGTAATTGGTTGTGAATACGCTGCGGTTGATGCTAACAGCATTGTAGCTGCTAACATGATGGTAGATATTTTCATATATTTTCCTTTTTATTCGTTTATAATCTTTTTGATACGTGTAACGACCTCTAAGGCCTGTTCAGCCGGCATGCTTCCTACATCTACGAGAAACCTGCGTCGACCGGTTTCAGGGTCGACTTCAATATCAACCTGATTTTCGCCCTGTTTTTCTGTTATCATCTGTTTTTCTGTCATGTTTTGGTCTCCTATTTCATACCAAAATGTGTAGCTATCATCCTGCCCAAAATCTTTTTCTGCTCGTGCATGTTGATCGCACAAGGGATGATCTCCTGCGAACTGTGTGCTGCGCATCCATACAGCCGACCGGTTGCAGTCGTCGTATGCATTGCCGCAGCAGATTTCAATCTTGGTCGTTTTCTTCTTCATTCTTCGTTCCAAAAATGTTCTTGAATATTTGCAACAATGGTCCGATATGGTTCGTGCAAGATCATCTTCGTTGAAGGATCACTTTCACATACAACATCAATGCATGTGTTAACTATCAACTCAGCAAACTTTTCAGAAAAGCACAATGGTATTTCTACCCTGCCGGTACCATCGGTTCCTTCAACGATCACGCTAGGCGTGATGGTTTCAAACATGCATGCTTGTAGCGCATGTTCGGTTAACTCGCGTATCATAACCTGATTCATCATAGATCTCCTTCTTTACGATTTTCACTGTAATGTACATCAAATGATCCGCCAGGATAGCGCGATTCAAGCTTGCGAACGTTTTCTTCGACCACCGCATTTGGATCCAATCCAAGAGCACGACAAGCATTTACCCAATAAAATATCACATCACCCAGCTCGCGCTTCATATGGAATAATGCAGCGTCATCCAGGTTCTTACCTTGGAAGAAAATCTTCTTTGGAATCTCGCAAAACTCGCCTGTTTCAGCTGCCATGCCCAGTGCTGCCGTAAGCAATAGAGGTACGTTCACATCTGGACCATGTTGCATTTCTCCGTTTGGTCCATATGCTTCATAGTTGCCGTCAACCGTGTCCAATCTGTTCATGAAGGTTGTTAAATCATTGCTGGGCTTGCTGGTAACGGCCTCAACAAAATCCCGATATCTGTTTAAATCTATGGTCATACGATTCTCCTATTGCTTGTCATAAGCGTAGCAAGAATGGCAACGGTGGTCAAAAAGAAACCTCCTTAAAAGGAGGTTTCTTTTTCTTGTAATAAAACATTAATTACTATAGTTGAGCTTTCCGTTGCTGCACCAGTATTCATATGCGTGCTTGGCTTCCTTTTTATATTCTGCTTCAAAATATGCCATCACATCATCATTTTTCATGCACCAGTTCTTGTTTGAAATACCGCCAAACATATCCGTCATACTTTTAATAAACTTGGTAATCATCTTTCCACATCCTTTAAATATTGTGTTGCACTGCACAATATTTAACGCATTCCGTGGTATTACACAATTGCAATGCTAGTGAAGGAGCCATGCAAATTATGCATAGCTACGATCATTTACTGAGTTTTTTTAGCGTTTTCCAGGAATCATACGCAGCTCGCACACCGTCAGTTTCGTGATTCTGTTCCTTCATCCAGCTAGTTTCACCGGCCCAGCCTTCCTTACCACCATTGCCGTAGAATATTGCCGCTGCTTCAGTGAGCCACTGCTCATACCATTCACGACCGTCAGGCAGGGTTTCTGTAAAGAAGGCATTACCATCAATCATTGCCAATGTTTCCGCTATTGGGCGCAACCATTGTTTTTCTTGCTCGGTATATTGTTTTTTTAGATATTGTTGATCAACCGAAACCGTGTAAACCTTGGACCATTTTTTGGACTGCGTGCTCGGTTCAATACCGCTTGGCATGTATTCCGTTTCCCACCATTCTGGTTGCATGCATTCACCTAATCCTTTTGCTGTAAACGGAACCATACCGCATCACCTACGGTTGCAAAAACTATTTCTACGTCGGTACGACGCAAGCTACTGTCAGTAGTAACCACAATGTTGTAATTATTAAAATTACAGCTTAAAAGCTGTTCCAGCATGGAAACCCATGTTTCCACATCAGCCTTGTTTTTGACATATGTCTCCGTGTTTCGAGGAAAACACAGCTTTACCGTTCGCAAAGATACATCATCCATTACCGTGTGTCAGTCCTTGCCAATGAACTTTCTGGCATAGGAATCCGCGTAACTTTCAAGATTTTGCTGGAAATAATCCACGCCTGCTGCGCTATGTAGGCTAGGGGCTTTTGCTATGCTGTTGGCAATGATATCAGGTAGCTGCCCTTCGATCATATCCAATATACGCCTACGCTCTCCCGGATTCATGTCTTTGGACCAATATGCAAGACGTTCTGCTACCATGCCAGATAGCTGTACTGCTAGGTCTGCCAGTTGACCATTGAAATCGCTTGGTGATGCCATCGTAATCTCCTATATAATCAGTAATTATTGCCGGATTGCATGGGAAATTCAATATTTGTTATTTTATGAATTTTTTAACTTAAATTCAACCAACAACGGATCGTTATCAGGAATGGTAAATCCAAAGCTCGGACTTGTTCTGCTCACAGGGATCCAATTATCACCTACATCCTGGAAAAGCTCCTTGTTGGGAGGCAGGAAATAAAGTTCAGCAGCATATCCTATGGATTTAAGATAATCAACATAGGATTGCAGACCTTGCTTGCCATTTCGGACGTATTCGCCTGCTGCTTTGTAGCTGGTAAATCCAAATTCGTCAGCAAAATCCCGCAGGGTTTGCTCAAAGAACAAACCCTGCAGATTCTTGTTACCTCTGGCCAAGTTAACCCGCATCAGGCACTGCCAACCTCTTCAACACCCTTGCCGTGCTCATAATAAGCAAAACGGCCAAACGGAGGCTTAACCCGTGTTTTGTATCCTTCAGTTATGACCCAGAGCGTGTCTGCATAATTTTCGGGACCCCAAGAACCATACGGATAACCATCCGTGAATACTACCGCCAACTTGGGTTCGATCTGTTGTTCCTTCCAGAAATTCCAGAACGCATCAAAGTCAGTACCGCCACCGCCTTTGCACTCGTAGCTTAGTAGCTCTTCTTCATTGTCCTTGGTGAACTCCTTGTAATTATATGTCTTTGTATCAAAGCATACGATACCAATCTTGAAATCATGATAAAGCTGCATGATACCATAGACCTCGCTAAGGAAATCCTTGGCCATTGCGTCAGAAATGCTGCCGCTCATGTCAATTGCAACTTGTATATCAATGGTCTCGTCCTTGTCAAGTGTTGGCAGAAACACCCCACCATACATGTGTTTGCGATTTGGACGCATCCATGTAAAGTCATCAACAATGCAGCTTTGAATGCTTTGTTGCAGCAGATCTCGCCAGTTAACCTTTGATTCCACAAGACCATCAATAAGGCGCTGGATGCTTGCAGGCATCTTTCCGGCAGCAGCGTTGGCAGCCTGCAGGATCTTGCCTTTCATTGCCTCGCGGATCTCCTTGAGCTCGGCTTCTGAGATCTTGATTTCATTACCGTTGGCATCCTTACCGACGATTTTGTTGTTATTGGAACCACCTTGACCATCCTTGCCTAGCTCAAGGTGCACGTCAAGCGTGAGCTCCTTTTTTACCTTGCGCTTTTCAAGATCGTCATACACAGCCTCGGATGTCCACCCTACGTATTTTTGGTCGTATAGGCCCACACGCTGGCTGGTGGTTTTCTTACCTGAATCATCCGTGTCGTCAACGGGTACCCGCTCAGTTGGCATCTTACCAATCTTGTCGCGAATCAATGCACCGTTGATAACATAGTCATTGGCCATGTTCCACCATTTCATATCACGGTGGCTGCGTCGCCCAAGATGATCAAAGGCAACGTGCAACAATTCGTGGCAAAGAACAAACTGGATCTCGTCGACATCCAGCTTTTTGAAGAAATCTCGATTATAATAAATGTAGCGACCATCGACAGCAGCAGTTGGGCACCATCCGGCATCTGTTGCATCCACCAACGGAAGATGCAGCATCAGCGTGCCAAAAAATGGATTGCCAAACAGCAATTTGATTTTTGCCTGCTTGAGTTTTGTTTCAACCGGGCTACGCTTGGTAGCAAGAGGTACCTGTGCCATGTTAACTCCTTATGTTTTGCTACTACGATTTTATTGGCATTGACGTAGCAGTCAAGCTTTATTTTAACCAGAGCCGGGCGGATGTTGCTGTCCGCCCGGCATTTGTATATTAGGTGTTTGGCAACAGGTCGGCAAACCGCTTAACAAACTCGTTCCAGTTTGACAGCTTTGGTGCATGGATCGGCAGCTTATAGGTACCGAGGATGGTCTTGCTGGCCATCACAGCCAGTTCTTCTTCAAAATTGTCCATGATAAAACGCAGGAACGTGTCAACCTGTGCATGGAATTCGTCCTTGCCCGTCTTGTCGCCGCTGCGTTCCTGCTTTTCAGCACGCTCAGCAACGTCACGCAGCTCATAGCAAAGAGCCGTGGTCAGTGCATACATGACATCAATCTGCTTGCTGGTCAGCTTCTTGACCTTGCCGCTCAGCACGTCCTTGGCATGAGGCAGGTTAGCAGCCTGCTTGCGATAGCTGAGGAATTTGATGCCAACGCCTTCACCAATCGTGCCCTTGATCATATCACCAAGAACATCGGATGGAAGGTTGGTATCAACCAACTTGCCGTCAGGTCCAATCTCCTGTAGAAGTTCGCTGGCAAAATACCAGCTGCGCGGAGTGGCAAACGCATATCCGTCAATGCTGGGATTGAAATGGTTGAGATCTGCAGGCTGGAAGCTGATATAACCCACGATATCCTTATGGACACGATTGAGTGTGGCCCACTCCTTCCAGTCGTCAACATCAACCTCAAGGGTGAGATGGGTGAAACGATTGGCCAGTGGCATTGGCATGTTGTATGCAACACCCTTGTCCTTGACCCGGTTGCCAGCAGCCACAATGACCGCTTCTTCGGGCAGCTGGTAATTGCCAATGCGACGGTTAAGGATGATCTGATATGTTGCTGCCTGCACGCTGG